TCGGCGCTGCCGCCTCCTTTAATCCACTAACGACCGTGTTCACCTTCACGGGTGGCAACCAGTCCATGTACAGGGCCGCATCTGGCCTTCTGGTCCCATCCGTCACGAACACACCGCGCATTGAGTATGGACCGGGTGGTGAAGTGTTTGGGCTTCTTATGGAAGCGAGCCGGACGAACCTGTGTTTACGTTCTCAAGAAATAGACAACGCATCTTGGACTAAGACGGCGGCTACAATTAGCGCTGACGCCATCGCGGCTCCAGACGGGACAACTACAGCGGATAAACTCGCAGAAGATGCGACGAGTAACAGGCACTCTGCATCACAAACCTTTGCAAAAGCGGCGTCGGTGCTGGCGTACACTGCTAGCGTGTGGGTTAAAGCTGCCGAGCGCACCCAAGCAGTGATAGTTATTGAAGACGGTGTTAATGAAATTAGACAGTGGTACAATTTGTCAACAGTTGCAGTCGGCACTTCAACAAGCGTTGGCGGCGCTGAGACAAAGACAGGTGCCACAATAACGGCCTACGCAAATGGATGGTATCGTCTTACGCTCTCAATTACATCTGCCGCTCTCGCCACGCTCTTTGTCATAATAGGTGCCGCCGACGCTGACGCTAGTTATGTGTACTCAGGAACAAACGGCAGCGGTATTTATGTCTGGGGCGCTCAACTAGAACAAGCCGCCTTCCCATCATCCTACATCCCCACCACCACAGTAAGCGTAGCCCGAACAGCAGATAGCTGCATCCGCACTCTTGCCTCTGAGTTCTCTGCGACTGCAGGGAGTGTGGTTGTAGCGGGGAGGGCAAGCGGTGGGCAGGATGCTGTAAATGCTCAATCCGTTTTCGAATTCAACGATGCATCTGCAAACAATAGGATCGTACTTCTCCGTCCCGTCACAGGAGATCAAGCGAGATATTCGATGTTTACTGCCGGGGCGCAGCAAGGGCCGTTAGATGGAACTTTTTCAAATTCGACGGCTTTCAAGGCCGGTATTACGTGGCAGGTAAATGATCTTGCGTACTCGTTCAATGGTGCAGCCGCGACAACAGATACATCAGCCACAATCCCAGCGATTACAAAGCTCGAAATTGGTAGTGCAACAATAGGCGTTATTCAAGGCAATTGCCACATCCGCACATTTAAATATGAACCATCTAGAAAACCAAATGCTTATCTTGTAGATAATGCAGCTTAACCAAAGAGGTTTAATATGAGCAAGAAACTTCCCGGCAAGATGGCTGGATTGAGGCCGGGTGGTGGCGGTAAATCTAAAAAGGTTCCCCCGCCCCTTAAGCAGAAGAGTGGCTTCAAGAAAGAGGATGGGCCGAAGAAAGCATTTCCGTTTAAGAAGGGCGGAGATGTTAAATGCTATGCTGAAGGTGGCGCTGTCCAAATGAAGACAGACTACGGAATCAAGGATGGTGGCCCCAGTGCTGCCGGTTCCATGCAAAAGGGAACGGCCCGTGGTATGGGCGCTGCAAAGCGCGGCGGTAACTTCGAGTATTAATAGATGACAACCTCCGGTACCACCACCTTCAACCCCGACTTCGCGGAACTCGCCGAAGAAGCGTTTGAAATGGCTGGGTTGGAGATGCGCTCTGGCTATGATCTCAAGTCTGCGAGAAGGTCTTTGGATCTTCTCGCAATTGAGTGGGCCAATCGCGGCCTTAATCTTTGGACGATTGAAGAAGGTTCAGTCCCACTTGTAGCTGGAACTGCAACTTACACTCTTCCATCAGACACCATAGATATCCTTGAACATCTGGTTAGATCCGGTACTGGAACGAGCCAAGTGGATATCGATCTCTACAGGATATCCATGTCTGGCTATTCCGCTATTGTTAATAAAAATACAACCGGAAAGCCGAGTCAGATTTATGTTGACCGAGCTAGGACGGCGCCTAGTGTAACGTTATGGCCGGTACCCAGTGTGTCCTCAACATATACTTTGGTATATCAAAGACTTCGCAGAATCCAAGATAGCGGAGCAGCAACAAATACTGCGGATCTACCGTTCAGGTTTATCCCAGCCTTGGTTGCTGGTTTGGCTTATTTTATTGCCGTGAAGAGACCGGAAGTCGAGAAGAGGGTTCCGTTCCTCAAGCAGTTTTATGAAGAGCAGTTCGATCTAGCGAGTCAGGAGGATAGGAGCAGGGCTTCGTGGTTTCACCAGCCTAGCGTTCCTAGTACCTGATGAGCGAATTTGCATCTGGACGCCACGCCAATGCTGTCTGTGATATTTGCAGCGTCAGAACCGAGTACAATGATTTAAAGCAAGTCATCAGGGCTGGGGTTCCAACCAATCTCTACGCCTGCACCTACTGCTGGGATAAAGACCATCCCCAATTGTTCTTGGGCCGCAAGCCCATTAAAGATCCTCAGACTCTTAGGCGCGCGAGACCAGATCCAAGTCTGGCTGAAAGCCGGATGTTCTTTGATAGGTTTAAAATTATCGAACCGCCAGTCCAAATTATTTTAGGTGTTCTAACGGTGGCAACATGAACTATACAGAGCTTTATGATCAGATCACTGATTATATGCAGGAATTCAGCACTCAGTTTACTGATAACATTCCTAACTTTGTAAAGAATGCAGAGAACCGTATCCTTCATGATGTCGAGCTTCCGGTCTTTACAAAGAACGTCACAACGACAATGACGATCAGCGAGAAGTATGTTCAGCTTCCAGCGGACTATATTTCGCCAAGAGAGATTGCAATCATTGTATCAGGAAGCCATCAGTACTTGATGCAGAAGGATGTGAGCTTCATCAGAGAAGCCTATCCCAATGCAACAACTACTGGGGTTCCTCGTTTCTATGCTCAGTTTGATAACAACACTCTATTGGTAGGCCCAACGCCGGATCTGGCCTACTCAGTGGAATTGCACTACTTCTATGCCCCGGCATCTATTGTCACATCCACTACCTCATGGCTGGGTGACAACGCCGGAACGCTCCTTCTTTATGGTGCCTTGGTTGAAGCTTACACCTTTAACAAAGGCGACCCTGATTTGATGGCGCTTTATGACAAGCAGTACATGAGTGCGTTGCAGCGCGTTAAGCTGCTGGGTGCAGGGAAAATGAGAAATGACGCTTACAGGACACCAATGAACCAGATGGCAGGTCCATGAAAAGCGGCGTCTCATTAGTTAATCCGCTTGTATTCACCTCTAATGATGGTGGACTCAAAGTGGAACAGTTGGCTGAGATTGCTGTTGGCAAAATTATCTATGCCGATGAAAGCTCCGTTGCCCCTGAGATTTTCAGGCAGGCCATGGAGTTTCGCTTGAAGATAAAGAGTGTTATTATTGATGCCCTGATCAAGTCCAAGCGAAGTGCATTAATTGATTATATTAATGAAGCTGAGTTAAAAGGTTTTGCTGAAGTGGGGCTTTCCCTGAGAGAGAGATTGGCTGATGGCAATTACTAGCGCGATCTGTACTGTGTTTAAAAAGCATCTCCTAGAGGCGGTGCATGACTTCCGGCTGGCTGGCGGAGACACGTTCAAGATTGCCTTATATACATCCTCAGCCACAATGGACGCTACAACCACCGCCTACACCACAACGAATGAGTGCCCAAGTACTGGCACCTACGCCGCTGGTGGGCTTTCAGTTACCCGCGTAGATCCGACAACTTCAGGCTCAACAGCCTACACGGACTTTGCGGATCTGACGTGGCCATTGTCCACCATTACAGCGCGCGGGTGTATGCTTTATAATTCTACCCCAACCCATACCTACACGAACCCAGCAGTCTTTGTCGCGGATTTCGGCGCTGACAAGATCAGTTCTGGCGGTGATTTCACGATTGTCTTCCCAACAGCAGACGCGACAAATGCAATTATCAGATTGTTGTAATGAGTAATAGGTTGACATGGACACGATAAATGATTTGCGAGAGTCGGTAGACCCAGACAAACGAAAATCTCGTTCGTTCAAGGAATATGCCGAGATTGCATCCAGAGCCGGTCTCCCTGTGTTGGGCGGGGTGGTTGGGTTCAGTGGCAATATCATGGACCCAAATCTCACAGCGCACCAATTGGCTAATGCCTGCATGGTACAATTGTTTGATGCAAGCCAACTTGCGCCCGGGGATATGAAGACAAAAGTTTTGGCGTTTCAAGAAGAAGTTCGCACCTTCTTGGTACACTACATCAAAGAGTCAGCCCGTCTTGAGCAGCGGCGGATTGGCTTGGTTCTGGAGGCCTCAGGCCATTCCAGTGCCGCTGCTTTGGCAAAACTAGATTTCTAAGGAGATTTAATATGGGAATTCTATACTCCATAACCCGCGCTAATGCGACTTTCACCGTGGCCAACGACCTCATCACACTGAAGGCGGTCAACCGTTCCTTTGGTCTGCGTGAGTTTGTTGTATCGGGTCACGGCACTGCATCGGCGGCGAACGAATTTACCACGGGCAGGAACACTGGCGGCACCGTTGCCACCACAACCATGCTCCCACTGAACACTCAGGGGCCAGCGACATCCATCACGGCCTTCGGTCTCAACCAGACGGTGACAGGCCCAACAGCCATATATCGCTTCGGAGTTAACTCAAACGGCGCCCTGTTCCGTTGGGTGGCCGCCCCCGGCATGATGCTGGAAGCTGGTGTGGCCGAACAGGTTGGCATCAATTGTGTTGCCGGAACAGGATCAGTGTCGGCATCGATGGTTATTGAGCAATTCTAAATGCTGTTTGTTATTTACACTGGCAACCCCGGTGATCCCACGCAGCAGTATATGAAGCTGGTGCGTGGGTCATCCTACGATGACGTGAAGTCAAAGCACCCGGATCACATTGCGATAGGGTTTTTTGAGAAGCGCAAGCCAGTCAGACAGCGTAGTGTTGACCTCAAGAGATTGAAGCG